GAAAAGAAACTTAAGGACTATACAGTAGCATCTGTTACACCTGTAGTAGTGGATCCTTCTATACTATACATTGAATTGGATTCGACTATTAGTTACAAGTCTGCTAAAACGACTTTGACTAAAGCAGAACTACAAACAAAGGCAATTTCTGCAGTTGAAGGATACATCTCACAGTCTGAGACTGAAAAGTTTAATGGTAAGTTCCGTCATAGTAAGTATGCCTCTGTTATTGATAATGCTGATCAGTCATTCACATCTAATGTAACGAATGTTACACTTAGAAAGGATTTCTATCCTACACTCAACTCTACCTTCTATTATGAGATGTGTTACTTGAATCAATTCAAGGATTCATGTGATGCTTCTGTATTAAAGTCAACAGGTTTTATTGTTAGTGAGTACCCTGCTTTCACAGTATATTTGGAAGATGATACAAAGGGAAAAATCGACCTATATAGACTAAACCCTCTAACTGGTGAAAAGATATACCTGGTCAAGGGTGTGGGTGATATTAATTACACCAAAGGTGAAATACAACTATACAATCTAACTGTTATTAAAGGTAGCTTCACAGATAATAAAATTGAACTACGAGTAGAACCTGCATCAAGAGATGTAGATGCTGTTCGTGAAGTCTATCTTGATATCGATATCTCTAAATCCAAATTCAGTGCGGTTGCAGAATGAATGTAAAGTCGAGAAATATCTCATCGCTGATTGAGAGTCAGATCCCACAATTTATTGTGGGTGAGTATCCTTTCTTCGTTAAGTTCCTTGAGTCCTATTATGCTCAACAGGAACTTAGTGGTGGTGTTCTTGACATCGTAACAAATTTAACAGAATATCGTGATATCAATTTTTATAGTAAAGATATTCTAAAACAGTCCTCGAAAACCACTGCAGTGACTGGGTTCTCGGATACTACTATTTCGGTTGATAGTACAGATGGATTTCCCGATGAAGGACTTGCTAAAGTTGGTGATGAGATCTTTTTCTATCAAAGCAAGACTGATACATCATTTACAGAAATTTCAAGAGGAGTTAGTGGTAACACCTCTCTAGGTAATCTTTATAGCACTAGTACATTTGTATCAACTGATGCAAAGACACATGCTAGTGGATCAACAGTACATAATATTAGTAATCTGTTCTTATATGCTCTTATCCAGAGTTTTGAGTCAGAATATCTTGCTGGTGTACCTGAGAAGTATCTACGTGGTGAAATTGATAAGAGAACTCTTATTAAGCATATTTCTTCTTTCTATAAAGCAAAGGGTACTAAGCGTTCTATTCAGTTCATTTTCAATTCTTTAATTGCATCTGATGATACTGATGTATACTATCCAAAAGATATTACATTAAAGTCATCTGAGTCTGATTGGATTACAGATTATACCCTCAAAGTTATTGCAGTGCAAGGGAACCCAGAGGATCTAGTAGGTAAGACTATTGTACAGTCTGGTGATGTATATGCTTCTGCTGTAGTTGATAATGTAAGAAAAGCACAGAGTGTAGATGGTACACAAATATGGGAGTTGATAATTGCCCCATCTAGTATCAATAATGTTTTCAGTGTAAGTAATAAGACTAAGTTAACAAAGGCAATTGATAATACCGACCAAGTTGGATCAAAGATATATGTCGATTCTACATTTGGTTGGGATAAGGAAGGAACTATATTAATTGGTAGTGAAGTCATTACGTATTCAAGTAAGACTATCAAGCAGTATACAATCAAGTCTAGAGTTTCTACACAGACTCATAATGTCGGTACTATAATATATGATAACAAAAAGATTGTATCAGGTGATGTTCAGATCCTTGCTCTAGGAGTCGTTTATAACTTATCACCTAAAGCAAATGTACCATATGGTATAGAAGGTGAAACAGTTGTAGTCGAAGACTCTGGTTTTGATACCATAGATTCTATTATTAAGAATCAATTGGGACAAGTGAGATGGGAAATGAGCGATTCCACTGCGGTCTCATCTGGCGATCCTAGGACTCTAAGTGAGAACACTGATACCATACCTGGTATTGCAGAGGTATTCTCTGATGAGAATAATTATTACTTCTGTACAAATGGATTCCCTAAGAGAACTGTATATTACAATCAGACCATAAGTGCTGACACCACACCAGTATCACAGTCTTTACTTAGAACGATAAGAAAGACACCACTTACCACTACCGAGGTTTATCAATCTCCTAGAAAGGATATTGGTATCATGGTTGATGGTACGTTAGCTTACAGTTATAAAGATACAGGTAGTGTGTTCTTTGGTAAGTTAACAAAGATCACTGTTAACAATCAGGGTAGTGCATATACTAGAGCACCATTTGTTCTTGTTAACAACACAGCATATAAAGCAACTGCTAATATGTCTGGAAGTGTTGTAGAAACGATATCTATTAATGATACTAGTTCTTATACAGTTGCACCTACCATAGACATTGTATCTGGTAGAAATGCAGTACTTACACCCGTTGTTACTGGTGGTGCTATTACTAGTTTAGTTATTGCTGATGCTGGTGAATACTATTCAGCACCACCTACAATTAGAATAGTAGATAAATTGGGGAAAGGTCGATTTGCTGAGTTCACTGCTGAAGTGTCTGCTACTGGTCAAATAACCTCTACTACACCAATAAACACTGGTAGTTTCTATACAACAGAGAATGTTGTTATACAAATCATTCCAGCTGGTTCTGGTGCTACTGCTACTTCATCTATCTTCGAGTGGGTTAAAAATAGATATGCCTATGCTACAAAAGATACTGAATATGGTTTCTCCCACCTTAATGATCAAGGTTTCTATAATTATGGTGTTCTATCTTATTCACCTAGTCTCCAAACATCCTTAAGTGATGATGGAACTAATCATTCTCCTATCATAGGATATGCCTATGATGGTAATCCAATCTATGGTCCTTATGGATACACTGATGCTGCTGATTCATCTACTGCTATCATTAAGATGACTAGTGGTTATATTTTGAGAACTGCTAGACCAAATGGTCCTTCAGTAGCAACATATCCTTTAGGGTCATTCATACAAGACTATTACTATGCTGATAGAACATCTACACTTGATAAAAACAATGGTCGTTATTGTGTAACACCAGACTATCCTGATGGTGTCTATGCTTATTTCGTTACTTTAGATAGTACAGATGTACCAGTCTATCCATATATCATAGGTAAGAACTTCTATTCTCTACCTCTTGCTTCTAACTACGATCAGAATCAAACACAAAACGATATTCCAACTGATGCAGTTCGTTTAAGAACTACCACAAGTCCTAATAATGGATTACAGGTACGAGCAGTAACGAAAGATACAGCACCAGGCAGTATATCTAATTTTACTGTATTCTCATCATCCAATAATTTTAAAGTTGGTTCAGAACTCTTCTTAGATAATTCTGGTACTGGTGGTACAGAAGCTTCTGGTACAGTTGAATCTATTAAAGGTAAAGACATCATTGAGGTTAGAGCAACTGATAAGCAGAGAGTAGCAAAAGTTCAACTTACAGAGAACTGCTATGTATTCTCTGGAGATACTCTCACACAACCTTCTAGCGGTGCTTATGGTACTGTTGTTGGCGATGTACTAGACGGTAAGATTCTTGTCTTACAGGACGTTGTAGGCAACTTTGACGATAGTGGAATATTTGATGCTACTACATTATCAATTAACATGGTTCTCAACACAAATGCCACCTTCACAAAGGGTGCAACCGTTGAGTTGACTAATGGTACTGTTAATCAAACTAACCCACCATCTATATTAGCAACAGGTGAAGTAATAGAATCTACTGATAAGAGAAACTCTGTTAAGGTTAAGGTTCTATCTGGTACGTTTGTACAAACAACAGGATATTACTTAAGAAGTGATAACTTACTTAATACTGTTGGTGCAGAGATACTATCAACTAAGAGTTTAAGTACTGGATTGGTTCCATTCCAAGTTAATACTAACATTGCATTGGTTAAGACTGATGGTGACCATGAACTAGGAATAGGAGATAAGATTTTCATATCTATTGACCCTAATGATTCTATTACAACTACTACCAAGTATGTACAGTTAGGTGCTATACAAGAAATAGATGTAGAACCACCTACCTACAAGTCTGCATTAAATGATGCTGGTATAGGAAGAGTAGACCTTCTCAATAGTGGTGCAGATTATACATCCAATACCTATACAGACATAGAACTTACTGGTGGTAAAGGTACTGGTGCTAAGGCAACTGTACTAGTGGTCAATAGTATAGTACAGACTGTAACAATTACTACAAAGGGATCTGGATATGAGAAAGGAGATGTCCTTACCGTTGCTGATGTTGACTTAGTACGTTCTGCTGCTTCGACTAATACCAATAGATTAAGAGTACGTGTAGATCATATTGGTTTTGCTGCTGGTGAGACTACTTTAAATCTAGACAGTATATTTGGTTTAAGTAAGAATGATCTTCTTACCGTTGGAGAAGAAGTCGTTAAGATTACTGATATAGGATCCACTTCTGTAACTGTCACAAGGGCACAAGAAGGAACTACTGATTCTGATCATTTTGATAACGAAGCAGTCACATTATACAATACAGATTATAGATTTACTGTAGGTGAGTCTATAGCAGTTACTGGTAATACAGCATTAGATCCAAAAGTTCTTTCCTTTGCTAATAATAAATTAACAGTTGAGCATAATAATAGTTTCTTTAATCAAGGAGATTTTGCTCCCTATAAGGTAACTACCCAATCTACTTTATTTGATGAGTCAGATCCTAAAAGAACTCTTAAGATAACTGCTGTTTCGGAATTCAAAATCGTAACAAAAATTTCAGATTCTGTGAATGGTCCTTATACCATATCTCCAAATATTAACATACAAGAGTTTTATCAGTATAGATTCGACCTAAGTCACTTTACTAATGATAAATCTGAATTTATTATATCACCAAGTAAGAATGATAATATCATCGCTCCAGAGGTAGTTAATGTTGGTACACCTGGTCAACCTGATTCATATGCATATGTTAAGTTTGGATATGGAGCTCGACTAGGGACAATTGATCTAACTGGCACACTCACTAAGAGAGTTCCTAGGAGATATCAGAGATACTATTACAAATCTGTTGTAAGAACTACTGCTAATGGAGATGCAGAAATTCGTATCGGTCCTTCTACGTCTATTGTAGATAGTGATAGTTTCATGGAGATTATCAATGATCCTTTACAGGGAAGACAGATAATCACAGATGCGTTAACAACTTCTGGTGATTCACAAGGACAAGCAGTATCATTTGTTACATCAGATAGATTTGTATATGAGATGTCTCAAGTACCTGAATGGTATGGTACTGGTACTCAGAAGTATACATCAGAATCAAGATCTGCTATTGGTGGTATTGATAATATTAAAGTAGCGAATCTTGGATCTGGATATAAGCAAGTTCCTATTGTTAAGGGATGTGAGTTACACCCTGCTTATTCTTCAACTGTAACTGCTGAATGGGATTCTGTTAATAACAATATTGTTGGTGTAATTGTTGATACACCAGGTTCTAATTATTCTAAACCAATAGTAGTTGTATCTGATGGTAATGGTACAGAAGCAGAGTTTGAGGTATTAAAAACTGCTGATAATAAAGTTGCTAGAGTTACAGTAATCAATAAAGGTAAAAACTATACATACAAACCATCTCTTAAAGTTGTAGAAGGAGATTTGAGAGCATATGCTTTAGGTGATTCTATTGGTATCACTAAGAATGTAGAGATGGAATTTAATGGTGCTGGTATCTGGGATGATACGTCTACCATTAGGAGACATTCTTGTAGTGATGTTCTTATTGTAGATACGACAGATAATTTCTTAAATGGTGAGCAAGTTAAGCAAGGAAATTCTATAGGACATGTTGTTCCTAATGGTTGGAGACCAGGATCTAACATACTCAAGATATCTGTTAAATCTGGAGAGTTTGTTAGTGGTACACCTGTACTAGGTATTGCAAGTAAAGCATCAGGAAGTGTTCTTAAAGTATTGAAGACAGAATTTGATGTTGATCTTAGATCATACTATGATAATCTAGGAACCTTTACTTCAGATAAAGGTAAGGTAGGTGTAAGAACACATAAGATAGCAGATAATAATTTCTATCAAGACTATTCATATGTTGTTGAGTCTAAGACAGATATTAATAAGTGGAGAGACTTAATTAAGGAGTCTGTACACCCTGCTGGATTTAAGTTATTTGGTGAGTTAAATGTAGATTCAAACGCTGCTGTATCAATCAGTAATAATTCTAAAACTAATCAAGTATCAACATTAAAACTCTGGAATGAGGAGACTAACAAAGTTACTGTTGGTGATACTAAGAGATATCATCAAACTGTAGTTAATCTATCAGAGAATATCAATCTTATTAGAGGAACTGGTTCTTTCACTGAAAAATCTTCTGATACATCTGGTATTATTGCTAGAGAGATTAAGTTAACTCCAGCATTTGATGGAGATTTTGATGCTAATGGTAATATCTCTGGTACTAGAGAGTTTACTATAGTAGATGCAGGTACAAATGCACCTATAACTCCATATAATGCTATGGCGTTGACTATAACACTGGATGGTATATTACAAGAACCAGAAGTTGCATATACTCTTGATGCTAACAAGATAACATTTGCGAAAGCACCATTTGGTCCTAGAACAGATAACAACGCTACAACTAAAGCAACTAAGTTTGTTGGAAGGTTATTCCAATTCAAAGATGCGTCTCAAAATGCGACTTATTTGAAAAAGATAAGACAGATTTTCCAGAGAGAAGGTACATGGATAGATGCTGCTAACCAATTACGTTTCAACAGAACATTTATTCAAGAAGAAGCAATTGGATATGTTAAAGCAATGTATCCATCACTAACTTGGAATACATTAGAATCTAAGTGTATGCGTGATATTGGATTACTCGTAGATTCTTATGAGCATGATTTAAGATTTGGTGGTAATGCATCCACTTATGATGCTGCTAAGAAATACTTCAATGATGGTTCCTTAGCATACATCGATGCCCAGTTAACAGAAAGTATAGCAGCATACGAGTACACAATGAATTTATGTGTTGCTGCAGCAAGGAACTGGGATTTATCAATGAAGAACTGTATTGTAACACAGGGTACTAACACTATAACTGTACCATCAACATTAGGTATATGCATTGGTATGAATGTAAGTACAGGTAGTCAGTTTGCACCAGACACTACTGTTACTGAAATACTAAGTCCAACATCAATTAGAGTTTCTAGGGATGCAGAACTATCATATGCTGGTCAAACGATTACCACATTAGTTACTAATACTGGTAATACCAGTTATGGTCCTACAGTGATATCATCTACTGGTACTTTGAATATATCACCTAGTGCTACTACAACTATCTACTCTTCAATTAATAATATTGATGAGGTTACCTTCTCATTTGCTAGGACAAATACTGGTAAGTTTATGGATGCTGCTAGATTGATCAGGAAGAATAAGAAGTATATTCAAGAAGAATCTCTTGGTTGGGTAAAAGCAACATATCCAAATTTAGTTATTCCTGATGAAGATAAGTGTGAGAGAGATACTGGATATCTTATAGATGCTTATGTTTATCATTTACAATATGGTGGTAACTTCAATGTAGTAGATTTTGCAGAAAGATATTATACTGGATATACACTTTCACATATTGCTAGTCAAAAAGCAGAAAGTATAGCAGCATTTAACAAAGCTAAAGACCTTATGGTCGTAGCAATGAAGAATAACCTTGGTGCTGGTACATATACTGCAATATCACCATTCACAGATGCTATTCTTCCTGATCCACAGGGTGTTTTATACATGTGTGCTGAAGTAGAGCAGACATTGGATACTTACAATACTATCGTTGCTAATGTAATTAATAAAGGACCATACACCATCGAGAAAGTATCTGATAACAATCAGAGAAATGGTAATTGGACAACAATGCAAACATTTAGTAATATTAACATTCTTGCTAAGGAAGATGTATTTACTGAATGTGCTGATGTTGTTTCTGCACTCAATTCTTTATTCCTAAACGTCAAAGAAATTCTCAATGGTAATAGTGCTACTAAGTCTTTACCAGATTATTTCAATGGTGATAATACAGACTTTGAATTGTATTACACAGATAATACTCCTGTTAAAACATCAGTTAAACAGGATCTATTTGTTGGTATTAATGGTATCTTCCAGAATGCTAAGTATGATGAGACATTCCCTAGATTAAATTCTTATTATATCAAGAGATCTGCTGGTGCTAGTGATCCTGATAGAATTGTATTTGCAGAACCACCTAAGTGGGAACAGAAAGCAAACACATTAACTGTTCAGGAACCTCTTGCTGTAGAGAAGTTCTTTGCACACAATGTTGGTGGATATAAGAGATTAATAATTCAAGGTGAGAACTTTAATGGATCTACTCTTGGTCCTTTTGTTATGAGAGATGAAGAAGTAAAAGATGTTGTTGTAGTTGATGACGATAGATTCGTATTAGTGTTCGTTGATGGTATTTTACAAGAAAGAACACGTGCTTATAGTATTAATGAATCTTCAATCACATTTACACAACCACCAAGAGAGGGACAAAGAGTTGATATAGTTCTTTTAGTTGGTATTTCTACAGATCAGATATTAGATGGATATAATATCGAACCCAATAACTTTATGAATGAGGTAACTGTAAATGTTACTGGATTGGATTCAGCGTATGATTCATTCTCTAATACGAAAGATGGTCAGATAATATGGCAATTTACAGATAATACATATCCTACTCCTGATGAGTATACCACTATAGGTATGGTAAGAGGTCATGGATTAGTATCTGGTGGTTGGGAATTTATTATGAGTGCTCAGAATCCTGATATAGATTTCACCAAACCTCTAAGAATTGCTGCTAACACTGACTATATAAATGCTTCTTACATTGAAGTAGATTTATCTACTGCTACTACTTCTGTAACATATGCTACAGAAGATGGTAGAAGAGTGATGAAGAAAGATACTGCTGGATGGTTATATGCTTCTGCACGTCCTAATATGACTAATGTAGAACCAGGTGATAAGATTATTATTGATGGAGAAACTGATTACAGGACTGTTAAGAAGGTTCCTAGTAGAGTCAATCCATTAGATTATGTTCCTGATACTCAAGCATCTAGTGCCAGTGTTGGAACTGTCACAGTCAGTAATTATAATGGTCTCTCAAGAGGAGAGGGATTGGATGTGAAAGCAGTATTGACTGGAGATGTTGTTACTTCCTTAACGTGGAATAAGAGAGATCTTAGTAGGAATCCAGATGCTTATCAATATGATACCCCACCAGTACTTAGTATTGAACCAGTTAATGATAATGGTGGAGGTGCTAAGGCACATGTTGTAGTTGATGGTGGTGAAGTTATTGATGTTATTCTTACTTCGGGTGGTAGTGGATATACTGCTATACCTACAGTTAATGTATCACGTGGATATAAGATTATAAAAGGTCATAGACAATTTGATAGTAAGTATACCAAATACATTGAACATATTGTTACTGGTACTAATACTTTATCTACTGCATCGTCTGTAGGTGAAGCAACACGGTTGGCGTATGAGTTTAGTCATAGTGTCGCTGCTGTTTCCTCACAAAATAATGTACTTGAAGTAACTCAACAGTTGCTTAGGAATGTTTCTGCACCAGCTATTACACAGGAGATTGTACTTCAACCGAAGGAAAGTAATGTTAGTAATAACATTGTTTCTATATTATCAACTCCTGGTAACACAGTTAAGCAGATAAAGACTTCTGCATTAGCATCTTCTACTCAAGAGACCAAGTTGACTTCACCATCATTAGCACCTGCTATGACTATGGTAAGTACTTTTGATAGTAAGAAGGCAGATTTACTTGACGTGGATCTTAATTGGGGTGATGCATATGTAATGGTTCCATCTACTACTGGATTTGATCCTAGTGGTAGTTTACAAGTTGGAGAATACTACATAGAATATTCATCCAAATTATCTGATCGTTTCGTTATTAGATACAATGCAGCAGTAGTAACTGCAACTATTGCTACTACTGGTACTGGATATCCTAATTCAGGAACTGCGGCATGTACTGGTGGTGATGGATCAGGATTACAAGTAAGTTATACAGCAGTAAGTGGTGCTCTGGTTTCAGTCTCCATTTCTAATGCTGGACTAGATTATAACGCAGGTAACGTAGTTACAGTTACTGGTGGTACTATTAGTGCTACTTTAACTATTACTGATGTTGTTACCAATAGCACCTCCACAAGAGGAGTTGCTTCTGTTGCTCCAGCAACAATTTCCGCAGGAACACTAGTTAGACAAGTATAAATATAAATAACTCGGATAACCTGTAGTACAAAACTACCCTATTTTCAATTATGTCGGCAATCATATCAGAAAAGTTTCGCATTTTTAATGCACAACAGTTTCTAGAATCACTCACTGAAGGTGCTAATGACACCAGTGCAGATCGATCTCGTATGTACTTCTTCGTTGGTCGTTCGGATCAATGGGATTCATATTTAGAGATCTATAATCCTAATGCTACAGCATTTAATGTAGGGGATGAGGTGTATGATGCTGGTGCTGCTGGTGCTACTGCATATGGATCTACGACATGGAAGGCAACTGTGCGTAAGGTTAATCCAGGATCACTATTAGTACACAGTCCATCCCCTGCTGCTGGTACTCCGACTGCTGGTAATGTAATTAAGGGTTATGCTAGTGCTGCCGACACTGGTGCTGAGGCTGTAGGTGGTGTGTATCGTATTGCCGATGAAACGAATGCACCAGCTCCACTGGACAACCAGACAGAGAAGTTCAAAGTTTATGAAGAACTGATTGCTGCAAAAAGGGTAGAGTCATCTAATGTTATAACAGTAGTTCCTCGTTACAACTGGAACACAGTTACTAACCCTAAGTTCGACATGTACAAGCCTGACTACAGTGCTGCACCTGCTTCAGGTGGTACTGCAAAGCAGACTGCTACAGGACAGAACACACTTAGTGCTGCTAAGTTCTATGTAATGAACAGCAACTACGAAGTATTCAAGTGTCTTTACAATAAGGAAGATACAGTTTCTGGTGGTGCTAATGCATCTGATATGCCTACCACAGCAAACAACTATGTTAGTGGAGTATACACAGGACCTAACGATGGATATCGTTGGAAGTATCTCTATACAATGACCACTCAGCAAGTTATGGATTTCCTATCCAGTGACTTCATGCCTGTTGGTACATATGCTGGACCTGCTGCTGTAGACGGTGCTATTGATACAGCACTCATCTCAAGTGCTGGTAGTGGACTACCTGCTAACAAGACTGGTGCTTCTTCACTCTATGCTCCTATATTAGGAGATGGAACTGGTGGTAAGGTTAAGATTGAAACAGATGGTTCTGGTGCAATCACCTCTGCTGTTATTCAAGCTGCTGGTACAGGATATACCTACGGTACAGTTGCATTAGTAACTGGTACAGGTACTGGTGCTGGTGGAGATGCTTATGGTCTATTCTCTGATGATACCCTAGGTACATCTGAGACCATTGCTGGATCTGCTCGTGGATCACTTGAAATTATCATTCCTCCTGCTGGTGGACATGGTGCTAATTTATCCAATGAGCTTAACGGCAAACGCATTATGGTCAACGTACGTTTGACCTATGCTGAAGGACAAGGTGATTTCCCTGTTGATAATGACTTCCGTAGAATCGGAATTATTAAGGATCCACTACAGTTTGGATCATCAAATTATGCTACTGCAAACACACTTTCTGGTGTCTATGCTGTAAGAGTAACAGGAACTGGTCTTACTAGTTCTTCTTTCGGAAAAGATAATCAAATTTCACAGACTGTAACTGGTGGAACTGCTAAGGGAACCGTTGTTTCTTGGAAACTAGACGATTCAAGCACTACAACTGGTGTTCTTAAATACTTCCAGTCACCTGAATCACATACAGACAGTGGTATTGTAAGAGCATTTGCTTCTGATGCATCTAATGCTATTACTGATGCTGGTACATCTGTATCTGTTAATGTTAATACATCATATGCTTCAACCCTTGAAGGTGTAACATTTGCAAGCGGTTTGGCGAATCCTGAGATCAAATCTAATTCTGGAGAACTCGTATACATAGAGAACAGGAGACTGATTACGAGAGCTGCTGACCAAATAGAGGACATCAAGCTAGTAATCGAATTCTAATTCCCCATGATAGATTTGGTTTACGATGCCACAAAAGACGAACCTAAACGTATCACCATATTATGACGACTATGATGCGTCTAAGAATTTTTATCGAATTCTTTTTCGCCCTGGATACTCGATACAAGCCAGAGAATTAACACAGTTACAATCTGTTCTTCAGAATCAGATTGAATCTATAGGACGTTATTCCTTCAAACAGGGTGATATGGTCATCCCTGGTGAAGTTGGACTGAACAATAGATTAGACTATGTTAAACTATCATCTGTTACAGAAGTTGCTGTAACGGAAGGAGATAATATTGTCTTCAAGAAATATGATATAGCATTACTAAAAGGTCAGACTTTAAAAGGCATCACTTCTGGCGTTACAGGTACTGTTGTTTCTACTCGTTATGCAACTACTACATCATCAGATACTGTTTACGTTAACTACACAAGCAGTGGAAATTCAAGTGATGAAGCAACTTTTAGACAAGGGGAAACTCTAGAGGTTGTAGATGGTGTTAATACACCTTTATTGGTCGTTGGAACGGACGGTAGCGTACTTCCAACTACTGTTACGTTAAAAGACCCAGATACAGGGGTAGAGACCTCTTACAACAGCCCTGCGATGGGTTTTGCTTCTGGTGTACAAGTAGAGCAAGGTATTTACTTCGTTAATGGACATTTTGTAAGAAATGAAGAAGAACTTCTTGTCCTAGAACCTTTCATTAATATTCCATCTGCTAAAGTTGGATTTAAGATCTCAGAGTCTTTAATCACTCCTGAAGAGGATTCAACACTCTATGATCAAGCAAGAGGATTTGCAAACTTCTCAGCACCTGGTGCTCATAGACTATCTGTATCATTAGGACTTATCAAGTATGATTTAGATGCGTCTACAGATAGTAATTTTATACAACTTCTTAGTGTTAAGAAGGGTGCTGTACAGAAAAAGATTACAGCAGCAAATTATAGTGTAATCGAAGAAACATTAGCAAGAAGAACTTATGATGAATCTGGTGATTATGTTGTAGAAGATTTTTCAACTGATATACGTGAATACTATCAGACTGGTGGTAATAGAGGAGTCTATGCTAAGAATGTAACTACTGGTTTGGTTAATGGCGAAGCAGAAGTTGATGCTTTGCAAAAGATGGTTGCAACTATAGGACCAGGTAAGGCATACATTAAAGGTTTTGAAATTGTTAACAAAGAAAGTTCTTATGTAGATCTTAATAAATCACGTGAAAGTCTTGAGAGAGATAATATTACTCTTAAACATGGTGGTCTTAGTAGTTTTTACTTAACAAATACTTATAATACTATTCCTCTAAATGCATTTGGTGCAGATCTTTCTACCTATCCAACACTGTTTCTTAACGGTGTATTTGGTGACGGATCACTTGGTCAAAATAATACAGAACCTGCTACAGATGGTCTTGGAGCAAATGGTGAAATTGATGGACATAAACAGACACGCTCTAGAAGAACTAGTACATTTGATTCCGATCAAGCAGTTAAGACTCTTATCGTAGATATTCTAGGTACAGCACCACACAATTTTGCAAGTATTACTAATTCTAACTGGGAAGCAAACATTGGTACATTAGCAGTTAGAACATCAGGATCAGGTAATGATGCAGAAGAACTAACTGTTCTTTCTTATTCTAAGTTTCATGGTGGAGATGCTCAATGGCCTAAGTCTTTCTTAGGAGCACCATCATACATCGAGATTACTGTACTTGGTAGAAGAGATGTTATCGATTCCTTGAAGGAATATGATGATAATGATGGTAATGGTATGAGTGGAGTTACTAAAATGACTCGTCTCTTCTGTGCAGAAGGTGCAGCAAGTGCTAAGACTAATGCAGAGAATGCTAATGATGCTGGTGTTGCTTCTGATCCTCCTGGACTTTGGGGCAGAGTAGTTTCATATAGTGATACTATTGTTCCTATTGTTGGACTTGCTAAACCAAAAAACTTCTCTTTAGAAGAAAGAGGAATTGGATTTAACGTAGATTCTGATAAGATTCTATCAAAGGGCAGACTTGGAAGTACAGATGCATACAATACGACTTTCAAGATGTCGTATTTCAATCCAACATTCTTAACTCAAATTAAGATTGATACTGTAATTGCAGATGGTACATTCCAAGCTGGTTATTATATTACTGGATCTAAGAGTAAGGCATATGCTGTAGTTGAGGGATCTCCTAATGGAAGATTGTCTGCTGGTAATAGATTATTTGTAAAGGTTCTTTCAGGAACATTTGTAGAAGGTGAAACTATCATCGATGAAGATGGTAATACATTAAGAATTGCTAGAGAGAATACTATATCACACTTTGTTGTTGATATTAGAGGTAATGGTTATGGTGGTTTGTGTACTGTTACAGTTGATGGTGTAACATATGATCCTACTGTTTTACTTCCTGATGTTGCAGATACTGATACCATTTACAAGATTAGTATTTTAGATAGAAGTTTGTTGGGTGATACATATGCTCAACCACCTTCAGTTGTAATCGCTGCTCCAAATGCATCTGTTTCTACAGTTGCACAGGCACGTGCAGTTCTCTTTAAGAATGTTATTCAAACATACACCCCACAGAATGTTAAATCTATGTGGGCAAGGTTTGGTGTAGCACCTTCAGGAGGTGTAGCACCTAACATCTTCACTTCTGATGTAGAACTTTCAAGAGATGCTTACCTCACAAGTGCGAATGTTACAGACTTTACATGGAGTGGTACTGAGGGTAATTCTTATCTTGAGTGTACTGGATTTGGGGCAGATGCTTCTTCTCTTCTTGTACAAGGAGATCTAGTACAATTCTCCGATACAAATAACAATCTTGTTAAAGCAATTGTTCAACAGGCTACTAAACCAGAAGGAGCTAAGAAATCAAGAATATATCTCGATTCTTTATTACCTTCTAGCGTAAGTAGTACATCTGTACTAAGAGTAAGACCAAAGATAGAGAATTCTTCTAAGTCTTCTTTGATCTTCCCTACAGGATCAAAACAAATTAAATCACTTGTTAAAGGAACTGATGATACCGCAATTACTTTTAATTCTAGACGAGACTTCATACTGGATTCTAGCTCTGCTGGTGGTAAGATTACATTTAAGGCAAATCTTGAGTATGGTACTCAAAAGTTCGTTGCCTTTACTGAGAAAAATTTCCTTCTCACCATTCACAATAAGGGTAATGCTACCCAGATTGAGACAGGAGACATTGTTTATATCCCAACTGATGCTGTTTCAGTAGTAAGTTCAGTTGATGCTTCTAGTGGATTAACTGCTGGTAGTGTTAGTATAGAACTACCTGATAACTATTTTGGTGCTTTAAGTGGTGGTACTGAATATCCTACACTTAAATTATCTGCAACTCTAGAGTTAACTAAGGCAAGACCTAGGTTAAAAACAGTTGTTAAGGATAAGAAGATTGTTATTAACCCTGCAAAGGATAATATTATTCCTTTAAGAGGACAAGATCAAGAAGCATCTGAAATCAAGACTGTTTCTTATTCAGATGTCTTTAAAATCAATTACATATATGAAGGATCTACTACTGCTGCTCCAACAATTGATAGTGCTGGTAATCTAGTTAGTGGTACTGATGTTACTAATAGATTTACGTTTGATGATGGACAAAGAGATACTTTGTATGATGTATCTCGTATTATAATCAAACCAGGTTTTGATTTACCTGTAGGACAACTTTTAGTATCATTTAATTACTTTGATCATTCACAAGGAGATTTCTGTACAGTAGATTCATATCTACATGAGTCTGGTGTTGCTGCTAATGAGATACCTACGTTCAACTCATCTGTATTTGGTGTTACTAACCTTAGAGATGTTATCGACTTCCGTCCAAAGGTAGATACTAATGCTACTATTACTGGATTTGAAAACCAGTCTATATTTAAGAATTCAACATTTAATAATTTCACTGGAGATGGTGGTGTAGTATCAAGTTGTCCAGCATCTGATACCAATCTTCCATTTACTATTTCATTCTATCAGAGTCAGTATTTAGATCGTATAGATGGTTTATTCTTAACTAAAAAGGGTGAGTTTATAGTCAAGGAAGGAAACCCATCTCTTAACCCATCAAGACCTGAGACAATAGAAGATGCTATTGCCTTAGCTTACTTGTACATACCTGCTTACACAACAGATGCTTCTGATGTAAGAGTTGTTCCTGTTGATAACAAGCGTTACACAATGCGTGATATTGGTAGGATTGAAAAACGTGTTGAAAGGTTGGAATACTACACACTTCTTAGTGTTCTTGAACAGCAAGCATTCAATATGCAGATCAAGGATGAAGTTGGATATGAAAGATTCAAGAGTGGATTTGCTGTAGATAACTTTGAGACTCATAAGTTAGGTAATCTCAAGTCTATCGACTATGCATGTTCTATTGATACTAAACAGTCTGTATTGAGAGCACAGTCTAAAGAAGATTCGTTTGATCTTATAGAAGTCAATACAAAAGAAGATGAAAGAGTAGTTGCTGGATATCAAAGATCTGGTGATGTTATAACTCTTCCATATTCTGAGCTCAAGATGCTCGACAACCCATTTGCAACTAAGACTATTAACCCAAATCCATTTGTGGTTATTCAGTACGTTGGAGATGCAAGTTTAGATGCTCCTGTTGATTCTTGGTATGAGGATACAGACGCACCTTTAATATCAGATAATAATACACAACTCTATACCATATTCCTTGCTAAGGATAATGTACGTGAAGCATATTCTAGTTTGTACAACAATTATGCTATCAATTGGGTTGGATCTAATGATACCTTCTTTAATATTGGACCTCTTTCTGATATTAACTCAGATCAGGTATTCTCTACAGTTAAGATTGCTAATGTAGGTAGTTCTTCTAATATCAGTCCTCAGAATAATGAGACTGGTAAAGGAATTGCTACAAAAGTAGTTGGTGATGCATCTGTTGCTACTTCTATGCAGCAGTTTGTTAGATCTAAAGCAGTTAAATTTACTATTACTAGGTTGAAACCAAACACTAGGGTATTTCCTTTCATGGAAGGAAGGGATATTAGTAGATGGTGCAACCCCGATCTAAGATATACAGGAAAACCAGGAAACTCATTATCAACATTCGGTGCATCTATTGTTACTGATGATGGTGGTAATGCTAGTGGACTTATTATAATACCTAATGGATATGCTCCTACACAAGGAAGTACTTGGAACAACTATCTCTATAACACAAATTATGATACCAGTTCTGAACAATTACAATTCACGACAGGTGAAAAAACAATTAGATTTACTTCGAGTTCTACAGATAGTAATAAAGACAATGTAGAAACATATACTGAAGTTAAATATTACCCTGCAGGTCTTCTACCTACTGTTTCAAGTAGTATTGTTTCAACATTACCTGCATTCCTTAAATCTAATGAAGGAGTTCAGTTAGTTGCTTCTCAAAATGAGAAGAGACCTAATCCTCTTGCTCAAACATTTAAGGTTGAAGGATATGAAGGTGGTGTATTTGTTACTGGATTAAATCTCTACTTTAATAAAAAGTCAAGTTCTATTCCTGTAAGAACATACTTAACAGATACTGTTAGTGGTAAACCTGGAAAGCATATTGTTCCTGGTACTGAGAGATCTCTTTCACCAAAAACATATCTTAAGGTATTTGTGTCTCAAGAGACTAATATTGAGATTGCAGAATTAGCATCAGGTATACAATCTGGAGCATCAGGTCCAGTATCTAAAGTATTTGATAAGACTGGTATTGAGGTACTTCCTGGAAATGCTAATAGAATACCTCTTTCTGCTGATCAGGTATACACACTTGTTCTTTCAAATAACAATGGAACAGCATTTACTGCTGGAGAAACCCTAATACTTCCATCTATAGTTCTTGCTAATGCTACTAATAATACTAACATTACACTTACTATTGCTAAGGATTCTGGTAAAATAATAGACCTTAAAGTTATTGGTGCTGGTACTGGATATGATACAGCAACGATGACTATAGAGAGTCCACAATTACCAGGTGGTACTACTGCAAGTGGTACAATAGGTGTATCTGGTGGTAAGTTATTCAGTTCTGAAGTTTCTATATCTGGTTCTGGTTATACAAGTGCTCCTTCTATTGTTATTGCTGGTACAGGAACTAGTAATTCAGGTGGTGCTGTACAGGCAATTATATCTAATGATACACCAGGTGTAAGAATGGGTGTAGCAACTAATTTAACAACTGATGTTAATGGTAGTGTTCCAACTCACTTTAAGTTCGATCATCCAGTATATCTATTGAATGATACAGAATATTCTTTAGTTGTTGAAACAGATTCTGTTGATTATGAAATATGGGCATCTGAAGTTGGTGCAGCTGCAGGTTCTGGTACTGTAACAGCACAACCTGGTTTAGGTTCTGTTTACAGATCTCAGAACGTAGATGAATGGCATGAAGATCTTAGAGAAGATATTAAGTTTGATCTTAACAGAGCAGAATTTGATATCACAAGACCTGGTGATCTTCTATTAACAAATGAAAACCCTGCATACGAGACAATGTATGCTGGATCAGTTCGTACAAGTGCTGAGTCTAGTAGTAGTGCAACTCTAGAAAGATTTAGAGGTAACAATAAGTATATTGAAATAACACATAGAGATCATGGATTTGAAGATTCTGGTAAATCTTATGTGTTCTTTAAGAACCTAGTACAGACTGGTGGTGTTAGTGCATCATCATTAAACACTACTTTATTTGAAGTTGTTAATAGTGGTGTAGATACATTCAATATTGTTTCTACTACTCAAGCAAGTTCTAATGAAATTGGTGGTGGTTTAACTGGAATGATAGCATGTAATAAAAAGTATGAAAAATTATATGCTGATATTGGATATCTAGCATTCCCAGAAGCAAAAATTTCTGCTTCTGTTAAAACAACAGATATTGTTCCTGTAGATAGTGGTACTGTTAATTACACATCATACACACAAGGTAGTTTTGAGAAAACATTTATTAAACAAGAACATTACTTTATCAATCAAAAAGTTATAACTTCTAGAATCAATGCATTAAGAAATGATCTTTCTGATTCACTTGTCTATAAGTTAAATATGTCATCCACAAAGACTACACTTTCTCCTGTGGTTGATTTGAGAACTAGTTCTGTTAAGACAATTACTAATAGAATAGAAAATCCTAAAGGTTTGGAATCTAGGTATGGTAGACAAAATCAGGAAGTAGAACTCTATAGAGTCTTTACAATCAAACTTACTGGTAACACTGATAGTAGTACTACAATTCCAATTACTGTTGGACAAAGTATTGATTCTACAACTTCAGCAAAGACTTCTACTGTTGCTGGTTTAACAGGTGGTAGTGGTATTGTTCTTAAATATGACGATACTGTTAATGCTGTTACAGTTAAACTTAAGAATACAGGACAATTCAAAGCAGATGAAGTTGTTAGATTCTCTAGTCAGTCTTTTGGTACTGGTAATCTAGCATCCAAGACTGTGACTATTGATACTAATGGTCCTACTGAAGAAGTTCCGACATTCACTTTAAACACTATTGTTACTGCATATAATCCAGCACAGGATCCATCAGTTGATAATGATGATTTATATACCGATAAGATTAGTGGTTCTATTGTTGAATGGGATGTTAATAGTAGAAAATTAGTTCTATTTAATAACAAGCAACCAATCAGTGATGATTTTACTGCTAAGATATCTGGTGGTGTTGCGTTTAATAGAAAGACGGATCCTAGCACACAGACAGCAGATATCTTTAGATCTGGTGATCTAATTCAATTCACTGGACAAGCAGCAAATACCTCAGACTGGTGGGAGATTAATAAGATGTCTCTTGCACCAGGCATTGGATTTGTACCAGAAGATTCTTCTGTTAATACAGCAGGTATTGCTAAGTATGTTACTAAAGAAATCTCTCTACCTAATCCTGGTACAGCAATTGATGTTAAGATCACTGCTAATATTAGAAACATTAGTGATATTAAAGTTCTCTATAAATCTAATGAAGAATCTAGCGAGATCTACTTCGATGATCTTGAGTGGAAATACTTCAATGTAGATGGTAGTCCTGATATTGATATATCTGCTACTGCAGAAAATGAGATATCTGGAATATTTGAAAATCAAGAGTCTTATCAAGAGATACCATTTAGTATTAATAACCTTCCTGAGTTTACTTCGTTTGCGGTTAAAGTTGTTATGAATTCAGACAATCCAGCATACGTACCTAAGATTCAGGATCTAAGAGCAGTAGCATCCTTCTAATGGATATCCAAGTAGAGGGTCAGGATAGTCTTTATAGAGATTCTGATACAGGTGCTATAATTAATAAAGATAAGAAAGCATTTGAACAGGTAAGAGCAGCACGTAAACTTGTTGATAGAAGGGATAGAGAGATAACTGAACTTAGAGCAGAATTAGAGGTGCTAAAATCTATGATTCGTGCTACAATGTAGATAGAATAACTTTATTATGAAACTGATTGGTCTGAGGTTGTGTGAGCATGACTCTAATGTATCGTACTATGATGGCGAGACAGTACGTTATTTTAAGTCAGAGAGAGTCTATGATGTAAAACATCATGGATATAGTGACTTGCATTCTTGGAAGAAAGATTTTAAAGATATATTTGGTGATGATCCAGAAGATGCTGATGAGATAGCAATAGTTATAGACCCTTGGGTTCATGGTTTACCAACTGATAACGAGGAGTTTTTCCCTGCTATCAAATACCCTGCTGTATCTGATAATTGTTGGAGAGTTAATCATCACTATGCTCATGTTCTTAGTACATTTAAAGAGAAAGGTTTGCATATAGTTATAGATGGATTTGGTGACGAGAATAATAGTTGGTCTGTATTTAGAAATGGTGAGGTAGTTGATAGAGGTTACTGTGATGCAGATGGATCTATTGGTTGCGAGATGATCAAAGCTGGTAAACTTCTTAACATTAAAGCAGGTTGTGATTTAGATATTGCTGGTAAGTTGATGGGATTACAATCTTATGGTACTTACATGGATGAATATGCTAGGATCTTACCAAGAACTATGCATAATATTAGAAGAATATTTGAAGAAAGTAGATATAAAGCATTTGAGAGAGACATGTTTGGTACTCTTGGTATATCTAAATTGAATTGGATGAGGACTGTCCATGAGCATATGGGTAATGTGTTATTGGACTTTTTTAATGAGTACATATACCATGATGAGGATGTTATATCATATACAGGTGGTTGTGCTCAGAATGTTATATGGAATACAAAACTAAAGAAAAAATATAGAAACTTGAGCATTCCACCACATTGTGCTGATGAAGGACTATCACTTGGTGCTTTAGAGTTTCTAAGAAGAAAGAATAATATAGATCCATTTGTGGTTGAATACCATCAACAGGATATTGCTGCAGAGACAAAACCATCTGATATGACACTTGCTAAAGTGGCACATGCTTTAGCAGAAGGCAAGATAGTTGGATGGTATCAAGGACATGGAGAAATAGGACCAAGGGCATTAGGAAATAGATCTATTCTTATGAATCCATATATTGATGATGCTAAAAAGAAGATTAACATGATAAAGAAGAGAGAAGGGTATAGACCATTTGGTGCTTCCATATTAGAAGGGTATCAGAAACGTATACTTGATACGGATATCCAGAATCCCCACATGCTGTATGTTGGGGATATTGCTGCTCCAGGATTGGAATCAATAACCCATGTGGATGGTACATGTAGGTATCAAACGGTAACACAAGAGAACGAGAGTTACTATAAACTGTTGCAAGTACTGGAGTTTCCTATATTACTTAACACCAGTATGAATCTTGCTGGTAAACCAATCATGAGCAAACCAGAGAATTTCCCTAAAGGTTTAGATATGGTGGTTGTCGGAAACGATATATCTGTGCTATAATAAATACGTAAGATCGATCATTACACACATGACAATGGAACCAGCGACTCTCAAAGAAGAATTTGAGAAGCAACTGACTGATGCTAACGCTAAAATTTCACGAGCAGAAGCAGAACTTATAAGGTTGAGAGAGTACCGAACAAAACTAGAAGGTGGTTTAGAAACAATTGGTTTAATAACTGGAGAAGTACCAACACCACCTGAAGAACCACCAGCAACAGAAGGTGAAGATGCTCCACCAGTTGCACCTCCAACCGTAGAAGGTTAATATAATAAACTTACCCCTTGCTAAATAGTGAGGGGTTCTTTATTTGTCAGATGGCTGCTATACCAATAAATCTAATATGTGAAAAAGGAACTGATTTTGCAGCGACCTTTAATATTCAGAATGAAGCAAACACTACCCCATTAAATTTAACTGGTTACACTGCTGTAGCTAAGATTAAAAAAAGTTATACTTCTAGCACATCTACAGACTTTGTTGTTGACTTTCCAGATAGATACAATGGACAGTTAAAAGTTAGTCTAGATAATACTGCATCTGCAGCATTAACTGCTAGAAGATATGTTTATGATATCCTCCTGACTGCACCTTCGGGTACTAAGTCAAGAGTTATTGAAGGAATACTTGAAGTAACACCTGGAGTTTCCTGATGCCTACCTAT